TGCAGAACCTCATGGATCCGAAAATCTGATGGTCCTGACAGCAGGTTGAGCAGATGTTGTCTCACAGCCATGTGATGTTCCTTTCACGACCCTGCCGCACATGCCGTTCGCGTGCGGCATCGTTCTGGCCCGTGGTTTTACGGGGCCGATCGACCGGCGCACTCCGCTTCTGGCTGGCCCGGCTTTCCTGACGCTATATCGGTCCGGTGCACCAGAGTGTGATCTATATCACACTTCGTATCGGATTCTCTGTAGTTTCACATGATTCGCTGGTCGGGCGCGCCGGTCGCTGGCCTAGACTCTAAGTCGTGTCGCCAGGGGCCAGTGGCGTGTCCCTGCGGGCCCGGCGCTATTCGCCTGCCGCCTTGATCCTTTGAGCGGCAGACTCACCGGGCCGCGCGGCCACGCTGTTACTGGCGGAGATCGGCGATCGGCTGAATATTTCCCGTCTATAAAAAGAGGGGCCGCGGTTTTGGACTCTACAGTCGTGTCGCCAGGGGCCAGTGGAGGCCGGTTAGGCCGTTGCTCTAGGCATAACTTGCGAGCAAGAGGCAAAGCAGCGCCGCAGCCAGCACCAGAAGACGAGGCAGGTGACGCACGGACCACCGCTTGTAGTCGACAGTGACTGTTTCGGTGACAGATTGTAGAGCCGGGATTTCTTTTCGTCTATAAAAACGGGGCTCGATGCTCGCCGCTGAAAAGTTATCACGGGTTTGAACCCGCGGCTGACCCGGTGATAACTACTGTCGTCGCGTTCTATCGTTGACAATTCACGGATCTTACTATACGGTTATAGATAGAGTGAGTAATCTATAACTCCGTTCAGATCGGCTGCCTTTCGGGGTTGACGTGCTTCGCCACGGTGGTGACAAGATCGAAGCGAAGTCTGTCGTGCAAACGGGTAAAATATACATCGCCTGAGATCTATGGATGTGGATCACATAGGGTTCTCAGATCGAAAATTATGTATTTGGGACGTGCCGCCTGCGACGGCCAATCGACAGTTCGCGGGTAATTTCTTAAAATTTTCGATTTCTATCATCTATAAAAGCAGAGGCGCGGTGTGCCGGTTACATTACCCGAGACGATTGTTCGGCGCCGGTGCGCGGCGCTGATCCCCTACGCCCGAAACGCGCGCACGCACAGCGACCAGCAAGTCGCGCAGATCGCCGCCTCGATCCGCGAATTTGGCTTCACCAACCCGGTGCTGATCGACGAAGAGGACGGCATTATCGCCGGCGCCGGCCGGGCGCTCGCCGCGCATTTGCTCGGCCTCGACGAGGTGCCGTGCATCGTCCTGGCGCACCTCACGCCGACGCAGCGCCGCGCCTATGTGCTCGCCGACAACAAGCTGGCGCTCAACGCCGGCTGGGATCTCGAGATGCTCTCGCTCGAAATTGGCGAGCTGGGCGAAGCGGGGTTCGACCTCAGCCTCACCGGCTTTGACGAGTTCGAACTCGGCGAGTTGTTCGCCGAGAGGACCCAAGGTCGGACCGATCCCGACGATGCGCCGGAGCCTCCCGCGCACCCGGTCGCGGAGCCGGGCGACTTATGGGTGCTCGGCCGCCATCGATTGCTCTGCGGCGACAGCACAGTGGGGACCGACGTTGAGCGCGTGCTCGGTGGCGTCGCGCCGCACCTTATGGTCACCGACCCGCCCTACGGCGTTAATTACGACCCGGCTTGGCGCAATCAGGCCGGCCGATCGATTAATGGGACCCCGATCGGGGCGAGGGCGGTCGGCAAAGTAGTCAATGACGACCGGGCTGATTGGCGCGAGGCCTGGGCGCTGTTCCCCGGCTCGGTGGCCTATATTTGGCACGCCGGGACCAAGGCCGGCATCGTGCAGGACAGCTTAGCCGCCTGCGGCTTCGAGACCCGCTCGCAAATCATTTGGGCCAAAAACAACTTCGCGATCGGCCGCGGCCATTACCACTGCAAGCACGAGCCGTGCTGGTACGTGGTGCGCAAGGGCAGCACCGCGTCTTGGGTCGGCGACCATTCTCAGACGACGTTGTGGCAGATCGACAAAAATTTGAAATCGGAAACCGGCCACGGCACGCAAAAGCCGGTCGAGTGCATGCGCCGGCCGATCGAGAATAATGCGTCGCCCGGGCAGGCCGTCTACGAGCCGTTCAGCGGCTCGGGCACGACGATAATCGCGGCTGAGATGACCGGCCGCGTCTGCCACGCGATTGAGATCGCGCCGGCTTATGTCGATGTTGCGGTGAAGCGCTGGCAGGAGTTTACCGGCCAGCAAGCGGTGCTCGACGGCGACGGTCGAAGCTTCGACAACGTCGCCGCGCAGCGGGCACGCTAGGCCTTTACCGCACAGTGCAATAATTGTGGCTGATTTTTCCAATGGCTCGACCGGTCTGGACCCCTACTGACGCGCAGCGGCGGCAAGCCGAGACGATGGCCGCCTACGGCATCCCCGAAGCGGACATTGCGCGCGTGCTCGGCGTCTCGAAGCCGACCTTGCGCAAGCATTGCGGTACCGAGCTCGGCACGGGTGCCACCAGGGCCAACTCAAAGGTCGCTGACTTTCTGTTCTACGGAATTTGCGGCGGCACCGGCAAACCGGCATTCAAAGACGAGCGCGCCCGCGTCACTGCCGCGATCTTCTGGATGAAGACGCGCGGCGGCTGGAGCGAAACCAGCACCCACAAACACACCGGTGCAGCAAACGGTGATCCGATCGAGGTTGAGGTTGGCACTGTCAGAGAACGTCTCACCCGCCGAATTGCTCGCATCGCTGCCGCCGGAACAACTCGCGGCGTTCCTGAAACAGACGAGTGACCGCGAGCTCGAAGCGATCGAGCACGATTGGGGCTGGTGGGGGCGGCCCAACCAACAGGCGCCAAAAGGCGATTGGCGGACCTGGCTGCTGCTGGCCGGCCGCGGCTTTGGCAAGACCCGCAGCGGTGCGGAGTGTATTCGCGACCAGGTCATCCATCAAGGCCGCCGCCGGATCGCGCTGGTCGCGCCGACCGCAGCCGATGCCCGCGATGTCATGGTCGAAGGCGAGAGCGGCCTGCTGGCGATCGGGCCACCGCAGCAGCGGCCGCAATACGAGCCAACAAAGCGCAGGCTGACCTGGCCGAACGGGGCGATTGCGACAACCTACAGCGCCGACGAGCCGGAGCGCCTGCGGGGGCCGCAACACGACGCAGCGTGGTGTGATGAAATAGCCTCCTGGCGGTATCCAGAGGCGTGGGACATGCTGATGTTCGGGCTGCGTCTAGGCAATGATCCGCGCGCGGTTGTCACAACCACCCCCAAGCCGATCAAAATCATCCGCGAGCTGATCGCCGACCCCACCACGGTGATCACGCGCGGCTCGACATACGACAATCGGGCCAACCTCGCGCCGGCGTTTCTGCAGCAGATCGTACGCAAGTACGAGGGCACCCGGCTCGGCCGGCAAGAGCTCAACGCCGAGATATTGGACGACGTACCCGGCGCCCTTTGGTCCCGCGCGCTGATCGAGGAGACGCGCTGGCCAGTCCATCGAAACATCCCGGACTTGGTGCGGATCGTCGTGGCGATCGATCCCGCCGTGTCGACCGGAGAGGACGCCGACGAGACCGGCATCATCGTCGCCGGCAAGGACGCTGACGGGCACGGATATGTGCTTGCTGATCAATCCGCCAGATATGCGCCGACCGAATGGGCCCGCACCGCTATCGCGCTGTACCGCCAGCACAAAGCCGATCGGATTGTGGCCGAGGTCAACAACGGCGGGGATATGGTTGAGAGCACAATCCGGATGATCGACCCGAATGTCAGCTATTCGGCAGTGCGAGCGTCCCGCGGAAAGGTCATTAGAGCTGAGCCGGTGGCGGCGCTCTACGAACAGCGGCGCATTCACCACGTCGGCGCCTTCCCGACGCTCGAAGATCAGATGTGCGCCTTCGCCCCGGACTTCGACAGGAGCAGCGCAGGGTTTTCACCCGATAGAGTCGATGGGCTCGTGTGGGCGTTCTGTCTGCGCTTTCCGAGGCTGGGGTTGAGGCCAGATACAATCAAGACCTTTTCCAGAGTGATGAGGTGATGATTTTAATTGGCCCCAAGCCCGCGGAGGCCCCATAGTCGCACTCGACCGGCGCGCCGGCAATTGGCCGATTGATGGTGACCAGTCGTCTATAGGGCGGAGGCGGCAAGGACGGAAACGGGCGGAAAACCTAGGAAAACCGCCATCGCCCTGTGCGCGCGCGCGCACAGGCGAAAAATAACAAAAGAGCTCACGCGAACGCGGTACGATGCCTACTGTCTTCTCGTCGATGCTGCTCCCTACCGGCGAAGCGGTTTAGTCCAATGGGCATTTATGCGACTTTTGCCGCGAGCACGGGCGGCGAGGAACCACAACATCTAGGAAGATGCAGAAAGATCACCGCCGCCTGCGCCGCGAGAGCATCGGCCACCACCCATGCAACACCGTGAAGAGATAGGCGGTGCTGGTGCCGAACAGCAGCATGCCGTCGGCCCGCCTCTCAACCCAATTCGCGCCTCAGTTGGCACCCATTTTTAGTAGTTTCTATAAAGCTGCTCTATACGACGACTTTGACATAAATGCCGCTTAGGTACTTTGAAACGCTTCCATGGGTCTGGTGATACGCGCGCTGCTGGTGCTGGGGGGATCGTCGCCGAGTGGTTCATCGCGACGGACTCGCCCAATTTCAGCGTGACGCGGGGCATCATGGCAACTTTCGTACTCGCGGCCATCATT